GTGCCAAGTAGTAAAGACCTTGAAATTGATATAGATATGTCACAGAAAAATTTGGTAAATGCCTATTGTCAAAGTGGTAGTTATGAGGACTGGAAAGCTATGGTACAGCCCCATAGACAGCGAAATAAGTTTAGATTTATATTGGCGTCATCATTTTCAGCACCACTTCTTAAAATATTAAAGCATAGAATATTCTTTGTGTACAACTGGGGTGGCAGTAAAGGTGGTAAAACGGCAGCATTAAAGTCGGCACTTTCTGTTTGGGGAGAGCCTGAGGCATTAATGATGAATTTCAATGCTACGCAAGTCGGTTTAGAACGAATGGCTGGTTTTTATTGTGATTTGCCTTTAGGCATTGATGAAAGACAGCTTGCCGGTAATGGTCTGTATTCCCAAAATTCTCTTGAAAAAATAGTCTATATGATTTCCGGAGGACAGGGCAGAATTAGAGGTAACAAAGGTGGAGGGTTGCAACATACCCAACAATGGCGAACAGTTGCTATAGCTACAGGGGAAGAACCTATATCCACTTCAACAAGCCAAACAGGTGTAAGCACTAGAACTATTGAAGTATATGGAGCACCTTTTGATAATGAAGAAGATGCCAGTAATATACATAGACAGACAGCCATTAACTATGGTTGGGCTGGTAATGACTATATCAACCATATTGTAAATTGTACAGAAGAAAAAATGGTTCAGCTGTATGAAAAAATGACTGAAGAAGTTACTAAAATGTCAGAGAATAATAGTGGTAGCCATATTTCTTCCATAAGTTTTGTGGCTCTTGCTGATGCTTTATGCGATTGCTGGCTGTTTGAAAATCAAGAAGAACTGAATATAAATAGTACAAGCTGGAATAAAGCATTGGAAATGGCAAAGGAAATATTGTCGCAACAGTTTACAGAAGAAGAAAATGATGTAAACGAAAATGCCAAACAGTTTGTAGTGGATTGGATATTGTCTAATAAGGATAATTTTGGCTTAAATGCTCGTAGCAATTGCCTAGGCTTTATTAATGACGATAAAGCATATATTTTGCCAACATTACTTAAAAAGGCTTTAAAAGACAATGGATTTTCAGCAAGAAAGAGTATGAATTATTTTGCTGAAAAGGGTATTATAACTTCTAAAAAATATGATACTCAAAAAACTTATTCTATAACTAAGAGATTTAATGGTAGGTCTTGCCGTTTTGTAGAGTTTCATTTAAACTGCAATATAGATGAAAAAGAAGAAGTAAACGATTTTTATGAAATAGACATAAATGATGATGTAACACCTTTTTAGATGTTACATGTTACACTACATGTTACGCTAAAACACCAGTAAATACTATACTTTCAAGAGATTGTAACATCTAAACATAAAATATTACATATACCCTATATATTTTTTATATCATTATCAAAAACGATGATATATTAAAAAAGTAATGTGTATTAAAAAACATTAGATGTTACATGTTATATAGCCTCCAAAGTGGCTTAATTACTGGGGTTACACTGTAACATGAAATAAAATAAATACATGTTACACTTTAGAAAGGAGGAATTATGGATATTATTTTACTGTGCCAATGGGGACAACTTGATTGTGGCAAATACTATGGCTTTTGGATAGTTATGACCAAAAACTATGATGTAATAAAGTATAAAGAGGAAATATATAATACAGCCCAAGATTTCATAGACTATGTGGCAAAAACCTTTAGTAGAAATCAATACCTCCAATGGGATAATATAACAGTAGATATACCTAACAGGGAAATAAATTTTATAGGCAGGGATTTAAGAAAATAAAGATTGATAATACTTCCCGTTTATAATATAATAGAAGAAATAATAAGAATGATAAGGAGAAAACAATGGATAAGGGATTTAGTGTAGGATTTTTAGTGGTACTTTTAATTTTGAATGTTATGACTTTGATTATAAATGGTATAACAACTTTGGGCTTGGCTTCTGTAGCAGCTTGTGCCATAGCTTTAGGTTGCTTAGTGTATTTGGCAAGAAAGAAAAAGTAGTTTGTAAGTATATAAATGGGTATAATTAATGGGTAAAAATATTGAGTATTATTTATCACAAGACTTTAATATTGAAATGGCAGAATATTTTTCAAAGGGAAGAAGAACGATAGTGTCTGTTGTTGCTAATGATGATTATACCATTACTTTGGGCTTTGATAACGGAGAAAAAAGGCTATATGATGTTGCTCCACTTATAAAACAGGACACAGTTTTTGAAAATCTTGCTGGTTTAAGTAATTTTAGTAGAGTATATGTAGACGATAATCATTGTGTTTCGTGGGATATTGACCACAATGTTGATAGTAGTATTGTTTGGAATAATAAAATTACTATAGATTCTGATGTATGCTATGTATATGGAAAGAAAATACAGTAAAAAACTAGGTTTATTATAATAACCCAGTTATAATATCTTTAAATAACATCACTATGAAGATTAACATAGCTATTGACCATATTAATCTAATTATACTTATAATAAGTTGAATAATTTGCTTTTTCATATCTACTATATGATATTATTATTATATTTGTACAATACATAATTATTGAACTTTGTTATAATATCATTTTTACACCTCATATACATAGTACCACATATAGAGAAAAATGTAAATCTGTTTTTATGTTATAAAATAGTTTATAGCAAAATACTTTATTCTACTATAGATAAAGGCAAGAAAAGGGGAATATTATGAGGAAGTTGGACTTATTTTGGATGTCAAATGATGATTGGATAATTCAAAGAGAAAACGGAACATTTACGATTAAGCCTGATGCACCACCAGAGGCACAGGAAAGTTATAAACATTATTTAGAACAGAAAAAAAGGGATATATCATAAAACGATTTTTAATAATTAACAAGTTTTTAAGAGAAGGGAATGGGTGTAATATGCGTGTAGACCCTGAATTAACATATCAAGATTATAAAGATGGTGTAATAGGTTGCTTTAATCTTTTAGGGAGAAAAGGTTGTGAAACAGCTGAGAAGATTACTAACTGGATGGCAGATGAAGATGATGATTTGTTGATTAAAGATAGCACCTCTCTAGCAATATGGATAATTACCATAGGGGAATATGAGATAAGACATAATATACTTGAAAAGAGAGTGCATAACCAGTTGTGTCATCACATTCCTAGATTTTTAGACGGTGTATATGATGATGACTTATCAGAAGAAGAACATAAACAAATGCAAGCAGATGTAGACTATATTCTTTCAAAAGTAGAAATGTATGATGTAGTAGATTCAGACGATGAAGATTAAAAATGATAAAATCTAAAAAATAATATGTTTTTCAACTTTTAATAACCCTATCTTAACTTGTAAATTGTAATTCACAAGTTTAAGTATGTTAAATCCTAAGTTATTGAATTATTTAAGGAGATGATTTGATGAGAATATTAGAACATTACTGGATGAGTAATAAAGATTGGTGGTATAGAGATAAAAACCTTGTTCCTAGATTAAAAGAAGATGCACCACCGGAAGCACAAGAAAGTTACAAACGATATTTAGAACAGATAAAAAGGGATATATAATAATAAGCACTTTTGAAGTAAATTCAAGAGTGCTTTTTTAATACCTAAAAGGAGATTGGTTATTTCAAGCAATCTCCTTTTTATAAATATACAAAATATAAAGTTTTTATTCAATCAAACTTTTGTAAAAATAGGGCGATTTAAACCTACTTTTAATGAATAATTTGGTTATATGTTTATTCAACTCAATCTTTAAACCCTGAACTTACCTGTTTTGGGTGCATTTGTTTTTAAAAACATAGCGTCACCAACAGTTATGGTAACCAGTATTATTCATAAAAATAAATATTTATAACTTTTAATCATCATAGACAAATGTATTTGTAATACCGTTTCTGAATGTCATTGATTTAATTTTACCTTTAGAAATTATAAACTTAACAAACATCTTATGTACAAAATCTGATATTATTTTCTTATCTACGGAAGTTATAAAATCCACAAAATCAATTTCTCTTTTGTCCTGCAAGTTCTGATTTAAAATAAAATAAGATAGAACATTTAAAAATTCTACATCATCAAAGGGTGTATCGTCCTTACTTTGCAACTTATCCAGTTTCTTATTTGTAGCACTTAATTTTATTTCTATACTATGTTTTTGGCTGATATATTCATTTTGGGTCATAGCATCATCAGAGAATAAATAAGCATCTTTTAAACGAGCCAAAGCTCTTTCATATTTACCTTTTTCGCTAAGGGCAATACGAAGTTCATTTCCCAAATCCTGTTGAGTATTTTTATAATTAATAATATTTGCTGTTGCTTTATCATTGTACTTTGAACAAAAGATATTGTAAATACCCTCTAAATTGGTAACTTCTTTTATGTCAGAAAAAATATTACCTCTCAACATCTTTTTCTTAAAGGTTTCAAATGTAGTAGATTTTCCGAAGGAACAGTATGCCTTATACAAATTTGCTATGTAGTTAAACACAAATTTGCCTAAATATACATCGCTTACATACTTTGATTTACAAGCTCCAATTCTTCTGCCATAACAATTATACATAGAGTGTCTATAGCCACCCTGATTTACCCTTGGTCTATCTAAAGAGGATGAAAAGTTATTGTGGCATACATCACATTCCAACAGATTTGCAAACAAGTGAATATTGTTTTTCTTAACAATTTTACCTTTTTCATTTTTCAATCGTAAATTAGTTTGCTTTATTTCTTCGGCTTTTTTAAAAACTTCTTCGGATATTATAGCAGGGTGGTGGTTATCAATAACAATCCATTCAGACTCAGGCTTTACTTGCTGTCTATCTCCTTGTTTTCTGTAATTATATCTGTATTTTCCTGTATAAAATATATTGTTTAGGACAGTAGCAACAGCTGAAAGGGAAAAAGCTCCGTTAGTCCTAGTCTTTATTTCTTTATCTTTTAAAGCATTTACAAGGGAAACCATAGAGCCGTTATCTATGTAATAATCAAAAATAAATTTTACAATTTCAGCTTCCTGTTGATTGACTGTAAAGGTGTGGTTCTCTTTATCATAATTATAGCCCAGAGGAACACGCCCACCATTCCATTGACCTGTAGATGCTCTGCTTATCATAACATCAGAAACTCTTTCGGCAGTTAAATTTCTTTCAAGCTCTGCAAATACAAGTATAATTTTCAATATTGCTTCGCCTATAGCAGAAGATGTGTCAAACTGTTCATTTTTTGATACAAATGTTACATTTAACTTTTTAAGTTCCTCAAACATATTGGCAAAGTCAATAATATTTCTGCTTATTCTGTCAATCTTCCAAACTAAAATATGAGAAAACTCTCCGAGCCTTATTCTTGACATCATAGATTGAAAAGCAGGTCGCATAATATTTTTACCGGAATAGCCTGCGTCCTCAAAAAATTCCATATCATCAATGTTGAGAACATATTTGGCATAGTTTTCAAGCTCTCGACGCTGAAAGGGCAGGCTTTCTTTATCAATCTGATGTGTTGTTGATACTCTTATATATACTGCTATTTTGTTTTTCATATTATATCACTCTCCTGTATTTTGGGTATAAAAATAACACCTTTACAAAACAGGTGCTTAAGTGATATAATATCTTTGTTGGTGTATTATATCAGGGCATCTGCCTTGTATGGTACTTTGACAATCCTTTGTTGGTAGCATTGGATTGTCAGTGTGGGTCCTCTGTTGGTAGCAGGGGACTTTTTTATTTAATTAATTTGTATATTTTGTTCTAATTGTTCAATAAAACTAATATTTTCAGGTGGAAGATTTTCAATAGTTCTCATCGCTTCAAAGAAACGACTTAATCTATTCAATCTACCTTTTTCGGTTTTTAATTCTCTTATTTTTTCAAGCTCGCTATCAAGGTTTCGTTGTATTGCCATATTAATCAAGCCTATTTTTTTATCCAAAACTTCATTTATGCTATTTATAACATTGTCAAGTTCGCTGTATGATGTGGATTTTAGTTTATCACGAATAGATTCCAAAAACTGTAGTCTTGAAACAACTGTATCTGCATTTTTGGAATTTTGTATTAAAGTGATAGTTTCCTCTAATTGCCTAATATATGTAGATATATTAAGTCTATGGCTAACTTCATTCATATTTTGAGCTTCGTCTAAAATGTTGATATTTTTGGATTGTTTATTTTCTTCTTGCATTGTGTTGTCTTGTTCTATACCATTTGTATATTGACGGCTTTTCTTAACTAAATAGAGTCCAAGTAGTGCAAAAAGAATAAATCCTGGGGTAAATATAGCTTTTAATAATCCCCATATTATTAGAAAAATACCAGCGATTAGATAAATATAATGATATAAAGTTTTCGTTTCAGGACTTAAATTGGCTTTAGTGGATTGAGTTATATTATGTGTATTCTGGCTAACAGTAGTATATTGTTTGGAAGTATAATTTTTGGTTGTGCTATTTTTTGCCTTTTTCTTTTTTCTTCCACCACTTGTACTTGTGTAGCTTAAACCTGTCCCAGGAATTCCTATAGATGTAGTTCTTTTACCTTTTGAATTAATAGTATAGTGTGCTCCACGCTTACCGATTGTTAAGCCGAAACTTTTTTTATTTATGTTTAGCTTTACTCCCGGAGCTATTTTAAAACTTTTTCTAAATCTAAATCCCATTTAATTACTCCTTTGAAACGAAACGACTACAAGAACTCTTTAATTCATTTTTAAAATTATATAAGTCATCAATATTATTTAAAGTATATTTAATATCACTCTTTACATCTTCAGGGTTAGGGAGAATAAGTAATTTTCGATTATCGCTCAATTTAAGTCTACAAATCCATTTTCTAACATTGTTTGTAAACAAGATACCAAAATAACTTTCTGTATCTTTATAAATAATATTTTGAACAGCAGTTATTTCAGAAAGAATACCTCTTATAATATAGAAAGCCTGTAATTCTTCTTCTGTTGTAACGATTTTTGAGCCCTTTTCTGGAGCTAATTCTGGAGCTGTTTCAGGTTCTGATGTAGCAGCAATTTCAACTTTTGGAGCGTTTTCCTCGAAAGCTGTTTTTAATTTATCATTAATTAATTCACTTACAACCAAATTAAATGCTTTTTTAACAATAGGTGTAAATTTTTCAATTACATTCTGATTTTTTTGTCCTGAATATACTTCTTTCAGCACAAATCTTACAAACTCTTCATCAGGTTCATTATAAAGTTTGTTTATATAAGTCGAAATAGAATTTGTATATTTCAATTCCTCTGCTGATGTAAGTATATCATCAACATTAAAAGTGTCTTTTGTGAATTTCTTTAACTGTGCAACTGAGCTTTCTTTTAAATTTTCAAGATTGATAATTAAAAATGGCTGGGTATCCATTTTGTTAGCTTCTTCTAAATCAGTATAAAATCTGTATTCTATACCATTGGTTAAAATTCCAAATTTAGAATTAGTTACACTAAAATATCTATATAACTGATTTGTGTGGTTATCTAAATTCTCTCTCCAATGTTTTGCTTCAATTAGTATAATAGGGCAATTATCTTTAATTATAGCATAATCAACTTTTTCGCCTTGTTTAATCCCAACATCGGCAGTAAACTCTGGAACAAATTCGCAAGGATTGAATACATCATATCCTAAAGTAGAAAAAAACGGGATAATGAAAGACATTTTTGTAGCTTCCTCCGTTTGGGTTTGTTCCTTTAACTTATCAATGCGATGTGACAGTTCGTTTAATTTGTTAAATAAATCTTTGCTCATAATAAGCCCCTCCTTAGTATAATTTTTTGTCGAAAAATGTCGAATTATAGTATCTATTTTTTAAGTAACATTTTTTGACAAAATAATACATATTTGTTATAATAATTTCGGAGGATTGATAGGCTTTATAAAATCTTCCACATAGGCATTAGATAGTTCCAGTATCTAATGCCTTTTTAGTTATATAATTTATGCAGCAGTCTTGTAGTCCATAATAAAAATCTTACTTGAAATATTTTCAATCTTTTCTATAATGTCATCTATCTTCTCTAATACAGAAGCTTTATAAAATACTTCGCCACACTGGTCACATTTTAAACAAGGAACATTTTCAATAATGATATAGCAATTCTTTAATTCAGCAAAATAAGTATTTGTTGATTCGGTCATAGTATCAGTTTTACAAGCTAAACATTTCATATTAAACATTCTCCTTTAAATTATTTTAAATACAATTTATAAGAATTACCATGTTTATCCCTTTTAATAACTCCATTTTTATCCATAGAGTATATATATGAACTTATATTTTGTTGATACTCACGACCTAAAATGTCATATATATCTTTCTGAACAATGCCTGGGTTGTCTTGAATAATCTTATATATATTGTCAGGCAATTCTTCTTTTATTTTGTATTTACGCTCTAACTCAACCTTATTTTCTACTAAATTTTTGAGATGCTTGTTGGCAACTTCTATATAAGAAAAATCAGGGTTACTAGAGTTATGACAATGCTCCCACATATCTTGAAAATAAATTTTACCGCCTTTGGTTTTATAACAATAATTTTTGAATCTATTAAATATATTAATAGCTTTTTCACAGTTTTTTATCTGTTGATTAATAGTACCTTCATATATTTTGCCTACAGCATCATATATTTTGTCTTCATAATCAGAAATTTTTTCACAGTGATTTTGTTCGAATCGAAAA